TCCGTGGAAGAAACTCTCGCCCTTCTGCGACTGAAGCAGCGCGTTCTGCTGCCGCGGGTCGTTCAGAAGGATCGCGTAGCCGACGGTCCCGTCGACCCAATACATGGCCTGGCACGCGGTGACGTTGTCCGGGTCTAGCGGCCGAGTCTGAAAACCGTGTGGGTTGTAGAGACGGAACCAGCCTTGGGTGATGTCGCTCGAGCCGAAGGTCTCGACCTGAACACACAGGAAGCCGTCGTCGTCGTACTTCGAGCCGAGGACTTTGCCGACTTGTAATTGGCTCATGTTCGTTCCCGCTGGTCGTCAATCAGGAACGCGAGGTCGAGCCCCTGCAGCTCTGCCGTGAAAGCGGCCCAGCGATGATCCTCGCCTGGAATGACGAAGCGTTGGCCGGCTGTCGCCGTAAAGCGAATCGTTTCGCCGGTCTCTGCTTCGAACGTCCCAGCGAATCCATCGAGCATCATCGAACTGTTTTCCCGCGTGGGACCTTGAGCTTGCGCTGGAGGATCGTGCCCCCCGGACCATCGAGGCCAGTCGCGAACAACAGATCCGTCGTCCGCATTAAGGTGAGTTTCGTTGTCGTGCCGGCCGACGAGCGCATGTAACAGCAGGCCTCTAGGTAGAACGGGCCGTGTATGCCGAGCTCCTCGTCTTCGACCTGAACGATCGTGTCAGGTCCCCACGTTGCAATCCCATCGCTAGCGTAGCTGCTCGGGATTGTGTGGCCAGCGACCGTATACTCAAGCTGCCAGCCAGCGCGGCGCTCCTCAGACATGATGCGCCGGGCAACGAACTCGCACTGCGCCTTGTTCTTGACGTCGGCGTCGTGGATGACGATGCGCTTGTCAAGCTGGTAGTTGTTGACGATCTCCTCGTCGACGGACGTCCCCACACAATTCTCAACACCGTTCTTTCCGCCGGTCCGGCCGAAGACGGTGACCTCGGAATGACGCATCGTCGTGTCGTCATTGAAGCGGCAGTCGAGGACGTTGGACGCTTCATTCGAAGCCGCACCGTTTGCCCCGCGCGCTCGGTAGATGGCGTAGGTCGCTGGCTGGCGCGAATTCGGAGCCGCAAGCACGAAGGTCTTGTCGGGCGTTGCCCAGAGGAACAGCCCGGCTAGCTTGTATTGGCGCTGCAGAAAGTCGAAGTATCGCTCGCCAACTTTGGTCTTTGGTGTTTGAAAAACGAGGTTCCCGGTGCCCCCGAGTGCCCCCGTCTCTATCACGCTGGCCAGCTCTGAGTCTTGGTTGGCGGTGATCGCGCCGCCTGTCAGCAGCTTTCTGGCGTTGTCGTTCGTCTCCGCGATCGTATGGCCCTTGTCTGCTGTCAGCCCAGCAAGGTCCATGACCTTCCTGGTGAGGGACAGGTAATCTTTTTGCGAGAAGCTCTGTTCGTTCTCGACGAACGCATCAAGGAGGACCGCCGCATAGTCGCGCCCCCTGATCTCGACCGTCGTGCTCTGCGCTGTCGGCACGGCACGCGCATCGATTCTACCCGTCTGCAATAACCGCGGCCCGACCGAAAGCTCAAACGGCGTTCCAGGCTTAGCCTTATTGAGCAGGTCTACCGCAATGTCGGACCAACCCAGTCGCAGACTGAACGCGCTGGGAATTTGCAATATGGATATTTTTACTTCGTACGACTCGACGATCGTCTTGATGTCCTCGTCGCCGAGCTTGATGCGGACAGCGTCGGTGCTGCCGCCGAGTGCGTCCTGTACCGCCACCTACGCCGCCAACGCTTGAAGCGCCGGGTAAAACACGATCGTCGTACCGGCCGGTATGGCCAAGGGGTCGCTCAAATCATTGAGCTGCAAAAGCTGACTCGTCGCCAGCGTGTTGCCGTAGATGGCGAAGCTCACCTGCGAGATGCTCATCACACAGGGGGTTCCGTATAGCTGCGCACGAAATCCAGTGTTCTGAAGATCAGAGCGCAAATTCAACATCGCCTGCCAGAGCGCGTGCATGGCATCGAGCACGAGGTAATTTTGAGGGTCGTTCAGCGATGGCTCGCTGCGGTCTGCCTGCTGAAACAACGCGATGATGCCATCGATCTTCGACGCTACGAGCGAGCCGTAAAGTTCTTGCTGATCCTTGATCCCCGAGATGCTTACCGATAGGGCGTCAATCGCCTCGAAGATGTTCAGCGTGTTCGGGCCCTGCGGCGCGAGGGTGAAGCTCGTGCGCGTCGGCTGCGGGGACAGTGGCTCTGCCAGGATCCGGAATTTGTTCGCCAGGTCCGGAAGCGATGCCGAGCTGATGGTCACCGTATCGAGCAGCTGCAGTGCGCTATTCAGGTCTTCGTAGAACGTCAGCTCGGCTTTGATGGTCGAGCGGTTCGTGTTGCGAGCCGTCTCGGTCCACTTGTCGGCGCAGGCCTGAATGGACCCGATGTGCGGGATTACCAGCGCGTCGGTCGTCTGCTCCTCGAACGTGCTCCGCAGGGCAGCCAAGCTATTCAGCAGCTCTTCATAGGGCTGCTTGACCAAGCCCGCCGTGAAGTTGACCGAGACGTGGATCTCATACAGCTCGCGGCCGAGTTTCTCCACCGCGCCGCCGTCGCTGTGCGGGTATTCGTGCTTGTGCTTTCGGATCCCGCCAGTGACCGAATAGGTCTCGTACGGGAAAGGGATCTTCGCGAACGAGAACGGCTGGAACTGATCGAACGGCGGTGGAGTGCGCGGGGCCATCGGTCAGATCAGTGGTGGTAATAATGAGCCGGCTGTCCCGGGTCAGGAGCTCGCCCGCTTGGATTCACAGCTGGCGGACCGCCGGGGCCGCCGGGCGGCATATTGGTGACCGTGACCTGCAACGGGGAACCACGGACGGTCCTGCCGACGGCACCGCCAATAGCGGCGGCGAGCTGATCAGGATCGATGCCCTTTTCGTGCTGGGCAATGCTTGGGTCGCGCTGGTCCGGATTGTAACGGTCCGCGCGAAAAGTGCCGTCCTTCGTCATGTTGAAACCAGGAAGGATCGGTCCGTTGGCGCCGTTCTGATCGGCTCGGAATGTTTGGCCGTGTTTGGCGTCGTACTGCTCCGGCGTGTCAGGCATCGAGACTTTGTCTCCGCCTTCCCACCACCATTGCGAGGTGGTCTTTTTGCGCGTGGTCGTGCCGAAGCGACCCTTGATCGTTTCCATTTCGCCGGTGTCAGTCTCGACGTCCAGCTGCTTGCCGAGGTCGACGGCCTGTTTGCCTGCGATGAGGAGTGACGCCGCCGCGGCCGCGACTGCAGCCACGCTGCCTATCGCTATTCCACCGGCTACCGTTGCGGCCGTTGTCGCCGCAGCTTCGGCCCCAGCAACCGCGGTCCCGCCGGCTCCGACCACGCCACCCACGAGGCTAGCGCCGCCGGTACCAAGCGCCGCCTTGATGGCAGCCTCCACTCCGGATCGGAACGTCGACTCGAGCAGCGCTCGACCAATTGCCGCCGCGATTGCGGCAGATACAGCGGTCATCGGGTTACTTGCGGCCCACGAAACCAACTTGCCGAGGCCTTCGGCGGCCTGGACAGCGTATGGCGCCAGCTGTTGCAGCGCGGGGAGCAGCTGGGCCTCCATATCGCGTCCGACTGCGTCGAGCTTCTCCTGGAACGCAACAGCCGAAACCGCGGCTGTCTTCATGCGGTCCGCAGCAGCGTCGTCCACCGCCTCACGCGAGAGCGTGGCTTCGGATCCGAACTCGTTGATCTTGGCGTTGACGGCGGCCATGTTGCGCCCGCCGTTGCTGTTGTAGGCCGCTACTAGCGCGCCGGTCGCGCGCTGCGCCATGACGCTCTTGAAGATGTTGCCGAACTTGGTCAGGTCTCCGCCGGTCGCTACCAGCGCCTTCCGGATCACGTCGTTCGGATCCATCAACTGCCCGCGCACGCGGTTCTTGCCCGTGCCGACCATGTGGAAGATGTCCTCCTCCTTCATGCCTGCGGCCATCATCGCCTTGATGCGCGGCGCGGAGCTCATCACGTTTTTGAACGCGACGATTGACGTAGCAGCTTGCGCAGAGCTCGCCGCGCCGCCTTCCGCCTTTGCCATCTGGGCGAAGCCAGTGAGCTCGCCGATGATCTTCGCCTTGTCGCCGTAGAACTGATCGGCCACCGCGGCGATCTTGCCGAGGTCCTTGGCTTCGTCCTTGATCTCGATCGAGCCGACGCGGCCCTGCCCGGCGATCAGTCGCATCAGGCCTTCAACCTTCGCGGCCTTGTCCGGGATGTCGCCCATGTGGCGCGAGACGTTCGCCCATGCCTCGGCCATCTTCTCCGGATCGGTTCCGGTAGCCGACGACAGTTTCAGGATGTCCGGCATCGCCTTGCGGGCGTCGTCGAGATTGCCAGTCAGATCGACGAACTTGGTCTGCGACTGCAGCGCCTGCGCCGTCGTGTATCCACTGGCCTGTGCGTTCTTACGCGCCTCGGCCTCTAGGACACCCGCGGCGACGTGCTGGCCGTTAGCCCCGGTCTGACCGCGCATCCAGCCCTGGCTGGAGAGCTGCGTCGATAATGCCTCGGCCTGCACCGCGCGCTGGGCCATTCCGGCCATCGAGAAGTCAACGCCAGCACCGCGCAGGATGTCGCCGCCCATGCGGGACGCCATGCCGAACGCCCCGATCGGGTTCGGGAACAGGAACCGGACCGCGCGCTGAGACGTGCGGGAGGCGAAGCGCTGGTGCTCCGCGTCAACCTTCTTTGCGGCCTGCGTCGCAAGAGCTGTCTGCTTGTTCGCTTCGCGCTCTGCGTTCTTCGTCTCTTTGCGCTGTGCCTTGTCCTGTTCGCGCTCGGTCGCATTCAACTGCTCGATCTTGTCGTCATTGAGCTTCTTGAACGCCTTCCACTCGGCGTTCGAAGCCTTCTCGGCGGCTTTGATCTGTTTGGCGAAGTCGGACTCGATGGCTTTTGACGCCTTGTCGGACTCGCTCGCGGCAGCGCGGAAGCCCTTCCCGAGCGCCGCCGCCCCACCAACACCGGCGCCAGTACCTCCGCCGCCTAGCATCTTCTGCACGACGCGGCCGCAGCGCTCGGCACGCTTCTCGATGCCTCCGAAGGTCTCCTCAATGGACCTCGACATGGAAGCGCCGACAGAAATTCGTATGGTGCCGTCTGCCGCCATTGATCACTCGAATTCGGTCAACACAGCCCAGAGCAACCGACGCATCCGCGCCGCGCGCATCGGCGGCAGCGCGTCGATCGGGCTATCGTCGAGCGTCAGGATGTCGCACAGCTTCGCGACCTCTTCGTCGCTGGCTTCGCTGAACCCGGGGCTCTGTGAGACGTTCAGGACGTCGATCTCATCGAACAACCAGCGAAGCGTGCTGGTCGGAAAGGCCCGCGTGATTTGGTCGTCAGGCAGCGGGAGCAGCGGATGCGGCGAGAGCACGTTGTTCGGATCGCAGATGCCGCGAGCGACGACGACGCAAGCCCGCGTGTCCTCGAAGGACCGAGCCAGCGCCTCTTCGTTGTCCAACGGCTTCTCACCGATGACTCGGTAGGCTTCGATCTCCGCGCCGTCGCGGTCATGCTCAGAGGTGACCCGCAATCCAATCGTGATGGGCTCGGACGGGCGCTTGCTCCAGGTGCTAGCGAACTGCTCGGGGCGCAGCGTGAGCGTCTTGGGAGCTGGCGTTGGGGCGAGCCGCGGCTGGGCGCCAGCTGGGCCTGCGACTTTGCGCTGAAACGCGCTCACGACGGCTCCGAACCTGTCAGGGTTTGCCCGGTGTGACCAAGGGCCATTCTGATGCGTTCGGCGCGCACCTCGATTGCGTCATACGCCTTAGCCAGAGCGGCGGAGTCAGGCACGGAAATCTGACTCTCGGTGGTCAGCTTCGTTGCGGGCTTGACAATACTTGGTCCGGTCAGCTCGACAACGAGCTTCGTAACGCCAGTCTTGAAGTCCGTAGTGTAGTCGAGATTGGCAACGCTCATCGCGCCGAGAGCGATTGCGTCACCGTCGATTGGGCCGACCTCGACCACCACCGTGCTGGAAGCGACGAATGCATCCCGAAGGAGCCGGGCGCAAGCGTCGCGCGCGGGATATGCTGCGGACTCGGAGACCAACTGGCGCACCGTCAGAAACGTCCCGTGCGGGCCAAACATCAGATCGTGGCCGGTGGCCATCGATACCTTGCACCCGTTCAAGAAAACACTGAACGGCCTGAACACGATGCCGCCGCCTGTACGTGGACGCGCAGCCCATTCAGCGGCTTGGCGCTCTTTCTCCGCAATCGCGCGCTGTCGCCGGATGCCGAGTACGATGCACGCAACCGTAGCCGCTAGGTAAGGCAGCAGCGTGAGCACGCGCCAGATCACGACGCAGCCTCACTCGCGGTCTTCGCGCTTGGTGAGCTCGATGAAGTAGGCGACTTGAGCGTCTGTAAGATCGCAAGCTGGCTGGCCATAAAACGCGCTGATTGCAACTGCATTCCTGGCCGCAAACCTAAAAAAGTGTCGAATGCTTTCCCAAAGTCTGGCGACGCGAGGCCAGCGACGATGGCGAGCATCTGATGGGGCGCGACTTGCAGCGCCGTGCCGCTACAGCGGTCCTCCCAAAGCGACTGGGCCGCAGTGAGGAACTGAATGCTGTCCCGGTTGATTTGCTCTGACTGAAGCAAGTCAAGCGCGGCGACCTCTGGTGGGTCACCGCGCTCTCCGAAGAAGGGATCCGGATCTGACGCGCTGGTGTCCGGATCCACGCATGCGAGCACGCACGTATAGACGGAGCACCCGAGGTTGTAGATCGGATTCCTGTCGTTCAGCTGATCGTCGGGCACCTTTCGGGCTCGAGCGAATTCGCCTGCTTTTTCATGCACGGTCGCCCATTCGAGCCCGGTCAGGACTCGGATGCCGACGGCGATCGACTTCGGTGCAGGCTCTTCGCCCGCACCGAAAGCTACGCCTGCGTCAATCGCGCGCTGCTCGTCCAGCTCAGGGACTGGCGGCGCGTACTCGTTTGAGCAATTCACGAGCGCAAGCGGGACGCGCTTGATCGCTCGTGTGCCTTTCTTCAGATCGCGGAGTCTGGACATTCGGAGGTACCCTCATTACCGAGTGGCCTCCGTCAGCGGCGGAGAAAGTATCAATCAGCTAGTGGTCAAATGACCACCTTCGTCAAACTTGCTCGCCCTCGCCGCCGATCAAGTTGTAGGTGCCTTTGCACTCACCGTTCTTGGTCTGCGTGGTGGTCGTGCACTCCATGACCCAGAGGTCGACCATGTGGTCTTCTCCGTTCAGGATGCCGATGTTGACCTGCACCTGCGTGCCGTTCTTGTAGGCGGTCTCGAGCACCTGCAGCACGGGGCTGCCTTGGTAGGGGACAACGGTGTTGATCTTGAGATCGACCGTCCCCACGCCAATCGAGACGCCGAGCACCGCGCCGTCGCCGATCTGCAGCTCGTTGCCGGACTTGCGCCCGTAGTCGGCGCCTTCCATCGTGCCGACTTTGGCGCCGTTGACGTAGACGCTGAAGTTGCGAAAAATTAGGGCCATCGGTCAGTTCCTCAGAACGCGGTCTGGTTGCCGACCAGCCCCAGTTGGATGTTCTGGCTAGCGACGAGCTCGGGCACGGCCGTCATGATGCGTTTCGCGACTGAATCCCACGCAGCGACTGCCGGGTTGGCCTCAACCTGCTCGAGGAGGTTATTCGCCTGGTGATCGAGCAGACGCTTCTGGACGATCGACTGCCAGCGAGCCGGCCAGATCGTTCCTTCCGCGTACGGCTGCTGTCCCGAGATGGGGTCAGGCTTCGCGATCGGGTTTGAGGCGCTGATGAGATTCCAGAGCGCGCCGAGATCTTTCTGGATGAAAATCGGAGTGAACACGTCGCCCATGTGGCGCGTGCGCAAGTCCAGCGAGGCGCCGTTGAGCGAGTGAGCGCACACCGCGTCGACGATCTGCACCTTGCCGTTGACCGTATGCAGGACGGTGACGCCTGAGGTGAGCAGCGACTGCAACGTCGAGCGCCCCGGCAAATCGGCGTTCTGCGTTTGCGGCGCGAGCGACGGGCACGGGTAGTCCGTGTAGCGCGTGTTCGGATTCGTCCCGGCGGTGACCGAGAAGATTGCCGCCACCTGAGCTGCCACGATGTGCGGCACGGATTCGCAGTTCGTGCACTGAACCACGCAGGCGAGCTGCTGATTCAGGACGGTCTGCGAGAGCGTGATTGCCGCGGCAGGCGTCCGCGTGTTGCCGAACACCGCAACGCCCGGATGCGAGACGAACGGCCCCGCTTGGGTCGTGAGCGCCGTGTTGATGAGGGCCGCGTTGGTCGAGTCGCGCTGCGCCCAGGCCTGGAGATCCCAGGTCTTGGTCGATAGAATGGCGAGCGCGTTGACGACGCTGTCCGCGCCACTGCCGCCGGAGAACGGCGTGATGCCGCCCGTCAGCGCAGTGCCGCCGGCGAGCGTCACGGTCAAGCCAGGAGGCGCCGCAGTCAGATCGACTGCGCACAGGTAGTCGTTTCCGCGTAGGCCCTTCTGCGTGACGGTGGCGGTCGCCACGGCGACTGCAGCGGTGGCAGTGATCGGCAGACGCGGGACGCCGTTGATAGCAGATGCGCCGTTCGTAGCGACGTCCGTGGTCGTGTCGCTCGTCGCAACGTTGATCTGCACGGGCTTGCCAGCCAAACGGAGCGCGATCGTGCCGCCCTGCGTCCAGGTTCCGCCGATGGTGATCGTGAGCGTTGCCGACACCGGAGTGCCGCTCGGCGCAGCAGTCGGAATGCCGTACGCCACGACGCCGTCGATATCGATCGCGGCATAGAGCATGGTAGCAAGCTCGGAGCCAGCCACGAACGCGGCATCGGCGTCGTTGTACGAGCCGCAGAGGACCACGCTCGAGTCTGGCGTGGCCGTGCCGCCAGTCGGGCCCATGCCGCCCATGCAAGCGAGCACGAGCGGAGCCGAGCCGATGGATTGCTGGCCGTTGCCGTAGACCGTTTGGAGTACCGCGCCGGGGACGACGTCATTTTCTCCGAAACCTGGGATAACTATTGCCAAGGGTGCACCTTTGAATTCTTCGGAGTTGTCATGTGACCACTTGCGGCGCTGCGGGTTTCACGCTGTGATTCGCGCATGCCGGTGAAGCCCAGAGATCTGAGCGAGCGCTTATGGGCGGGGATAGACGTGCGCGGCCCCAACGACTGTTGGCTTTGGAAAGGCGAGCGCGACGGGAAGGGTTATGGGATGTTCTGCGTGCGATTCCGCAATCCGCGTATCCGCGTTCGTGCGCATCGCTTCGCTTATGAGACCCGCGTCGGACCGATACCCGACGGCCTATTGATCATGCATACGTGCGACGTGAAACTCTGCTGCAACCCGAAGCACTTGCAGCCAGGTACGCAACTCGACAACATGCGCGATGCCGCTGCCAAAGGGACGCACCGCGCAGGGCGACAGAGCTGGCTGGGTGACTAAACCGGAACGGGTTGCTCGCGGCGATCGCCACATGTCGCGAACTCGACCAGAGTCAATGGCTCGTGGCGATCGCCACGGATTCCGTCTTCATCCAGAAAAGCTCTGTCGAGGTCAGGACCGCACGCAGGCCAAGCTAAACAACGACGCAGTGAGGGAGATCCGTCGGCGAGCCGCCGCGGGAGAGCCTCAAAGCGCGCTGGTCGATGAATTTCGAGTGTCTGCTGGGCTGATCTGCATGGTGATCAAGCGCCAGCGGTGGAAACACATCGACTAGCTTAGGGCTTCCGAAGTGTCATCGGTGGACTCGGGCTCAGCCGAGGGTTCAGCCGAACTCGCGTTGACCGGCGCCGCTGGGGCAACTGGTGCCGCGGGTTCGTCGCCGCCAAACCAGAGCGGCTCGTGGCCGCCCATCTCAGCGTGCGCGCCGTCGCCGGTGGAAGCGTCGAAGTGCTCGATCGTTTCCTTCTTCGCCTTGGCGAGCGCAGTCGCCGGATCGACGAACGTCAGCGCCGCACCACCGCAAGCGACCCAGGTCTTCTTGTCGGCCGCGAACAAATCTCCGCGCTTCACCGCCTCGCGGTAGTAACCGGTGTTCGGGATCTCGACCGCGACCCTCGAATATGCGATGCGATGATCGTGGCGAGCGGGCGCCGTCGTGTAGTTGAGCTTGCCAACTTTGTACGATTGCGCGGGATGCGTCTCGACGACTTCAGCGAACTTGGCACCCACCAAGCCAGTCTTCGAATGCTCGTAGTGATCGCACTTCACACGTCCCGCAGGACGCCCAAGGTGGTCGATCGTCTCTTTGATATACGGATTCGGGAAGACCCGAAGACGTGTGACTGGAACGGGCATGCGGCCTCGGTGAGGTTGCTAGTGAGGAGTCGCTCCGCTGAACTCAGCGTGCGAATGGGGTTGAGTTGTCGTCCGCGTACTCGCGCGAGTAGTCGAAATCCGGACCACGATGCGCGTACGCCAGCAGTGCCCAAAAGGGCCGCGCATCACCGCGCGCGCCGCTTGAGAGCTCGCGCGCGAAGAATGTCTGAACGACGGCTTCGCGGCGCATACCTTCACGGCCCGGGCCCACGTCGTGACGTTCGGTGTTCAGGCCGCGAAAGCGCATGGGGTTAGGTCGTCGGGATGAGGGAATCGAGAACTAGCGCGCCGGCTGTCGAGAGAATGTCGACCTTGCTCGGGGCGTTGTCGCCGGCTTGCGGCAAGCTGCCCGGCGCTGGCAATGACACGTCCCAGATCGTGACCTCCGAGAGCTCGACCGTGAGCGAGAACCCGGAATAGTGCCGGGGCTGGGCGCCATCGGTGACGATAGTGAGCGGCGCTGTCTGCGCAGACTTCACGCTCGGCCATTTGGCAAGGCCCGCGCGAATCATCAACGCACTCCCGAACGTAGCGGAGTCCGGATCCGTATCGCCGTCGTCGCACCAAGCCGGATGCCGACCCAGGTAGAAGGCGCGCTCCACGGCCTTCTTGAAGCCGTTCACGCCGGTTGATCGAAGCGAGCGTTTCGCTTGCTCCGCGGTGGCCGGAACCCAGAGCACGGTGACTTGTGAGACATCCTCGACCAAGTCGTCGGTCATCTGATTCGATGCCGATCGCGGGTCATAGATGAACAGCGCTGGCAGATCGCGCTCGTTGAACGTCGAATCCGATGGGTCGTTCGTGGAGGTGGTCTCGACGAATTTCTTGCCGCCGCTGACCGAGCTCCACGCTTGCCCGATATCGGCGTTTAGGACCGCCTGCAGAAACCTAGCGATCTTGTCAAGGCGCGGATCGGTGACCGCGTCGCCAGCTGCGAGATTGGGGCTCTGCGCCGGAAACTGCAGAGCACCAAATTTATCAGCCATGACTCAGACCCAGTAACGAGCGACCTTGTCGATTCCGACGTAGATCTCTCGGTAGAGAACGGCTTCGGCCTTGATGTAGGCCAAGCCCATGAACGGATACGCGGCAGTGCCTGGATGGTGCACCATGCGCGCAAAGAACACCTGCCCACCCGACACCCATCGCAGCGCTTGCCCGCGTCCTACGATGTGCTCGTGCGGGCCCTTGCCGGTGGCGCGCCGCGTTTGCCCGTTGCGTAGCGGACCCTTGAGCCCGTAACCCGCCTTCGGCCATATCTCGTGCGGGCGCGTGCCTTCCTCGACGAACTTCGAGTACGGCATGCGGGACAGGATCTCCCACTGCGCCGAGCGCCCGTTGCTGCGCACGAAGTCTGCGACGATGTTCGATCGCAGATTCCCCGTTTGATTCTTGAATCGGCTCGCGGTGATCGCTTCGTGCGCGCCCTCTTGAGCCGCATTCCGAACCGCGTCGCGTACGCCTGTCTCGAGCCCCTCAACCGTTCGGGCGACCTGCTGGCGAAAGCCCGACAGATCGACGCTCGCGGTGAACATCAGAAGTCGCCAGAGTTCCGGCAGCCGTCGTTCGAGTCGAGGAACACCCGCTGGCCGCCGTCGGTGATTACACCGCCGACGTTGCGCGGAGTCGGCTCTGGCGGCGCGTCGACAATGGCCAGGATCGCCGCCTGGATCATCTCCATCGTGCCGTCCGCCTGGTCGAACGCCGCCTTGCGTCGGTCGCTCTCGCCGAACGTGCGCACGTACTCCGGGTGCCGGTCGAACGAGATGCCAACTGCGTAGTTGAGCTCCGCGTCCACCAGCAGGTCAGAGATCTCCGAGTCGGTACCGTCCGGGATCTTGTTGTAAAGCATCCCGAGTCTGGATACGACCCGCACGTGCGCGCGCTTGATACAGAGCGCTACCTGGCTAGAAGCGTCCACGACCGCGATGTCGCCACCATTGTCGTCGTCAAAGATCGCGATATAGGTGCTCGGGCTCAGCGCCGTCCGCAGCAAAGCGGCTGTGATGAACGGCGTGAGCGCGGCCACGCATCACTCCCCGATGAGCTGGACGACGGGATCCTTGACGATTCCGCCAAGAGGATGTGGCATCGGGGCGCACGTCACGCCGCCGTTTTCCTGCCGCATGGTGCCGTAGCCCTCGAACTTGCGACCCGCGAGCGCTTCGGCCTCTTCACGCGGCATCTCGAGCACGTCGCCAGGCTTGTGGGTGATCTCGGAGATCGCTCGGCCGGTCTTGTCCTTATTGAAGCCGCGGCAGAGCGAGTGAAGGACCCGCACCTTCACCGTATCGGACTTCGGAGGCGTCGCTACTTCTGTCGCAGTGTTTGATTGTGCCATGAAATGTTTTTCCGTCCCTCGGTTGCGCCGCTGCGCGCCCCGTCGAGTGAGGCGCAACAGCGGACTTTATCGGG